AATCCATAAATGGGAAGAGGAATTAAAGACTGGTATGAGCAGAAACTTGTACACCCTTTACAACGCCTTGACGAACTGGTCTACTCATGCAGGCACCTCATTGGATAGTTACGAAAACGAGGAAGGACAAATCAAAACCATGACTCAGAAAAAAGGCAAGGTTCATGAAACTAGACTAAGACGAGAAGGTCGAGTTTTAAAAGCTATTGCTAGTCCTTTATTCACTGAATTGTCAAGCTAATCAGATGTTGGAATTAATCTCAGGCATTTATAGGGCTGTTATAGTAATTTTCATAATAGTCCTATTGGGATTTATCTTTGATTTTTAAAAAATAATAGGAGTAAGATAGATGACTTTAGAACAGATAAACGAATTGAAATTATACACAATGACAATTCAAAACCGCCTACAATGTATCGGCAAATCCATTATGGAAAATCACAGCACAACAAAAAGTGCAGTTGAAGACCTTCAAAGTATCAAGGCAAAAACTGATTTTATGATTGATAATTTAACAGGAGATTTAAAACATGACTGATATAAGGACTAGACCACAGACTAAAAGAGAGAAAAAGTCTCAAGAGAGATTTATTCGGATAATTACAGAGTTGCAAGAATGGATGGATGAGGAATTTCTTGATTGCCAAATCCCCAGTAAAGTTGCAATCATGGGTACTTTTAATGAATTATCCTTTAATGTTACTGACCATGTTGCCCAGTTATTGATGGAACTGGATAAGGAGATCAAGGCAGATAATGACAAGTTATCAAATGAAGACTTTGCAAAAGTGAAGGCTTATGCTGAAAGCTTGCATAGAAAGAAACAAGGTAAGCAAGACGATTAATGCCTACCTTCAGGATTTTCCCCTGTGCCCCTCTTGATTAATTTCAAGGGGGGTTTTTCTTGACCAACTAACCAAATCAAAGTAACTTGAATTCATAAACCAAATACAGGAGAAAATGATGGTTAATTTTAACAAAAACGAAATGGATGAATACACTGAAACTTTATTTTCAAGGTATCTTTACCGCAATCTTGGTATTACTTCGACAAGGTGCGAATCTTTAGATGACGCAATATCTTCTTTGCACTCTGCTTTTGCTTATTGTGATAAGTTTAACAGACGCAAGATTGAGAATATAACAGTTAAGGAATTACTTGCGGTGTATGGTGCTCTGGAAGATATGAACGACTTTGATTATTTTACAGATGAAGAGAAAGACCACCTTTTAAGAATTCAAGATAGTTTAAGGTATAAGAACAAAAGGTATGCTATTGCGAAAGAAAATGGCTTGTTGTCTTCTGATAGTGATAAACCATTTAATAGGATTATTCCCTTAAAAAAGATAAAATAAACGCCTACTTTTAGGAATCCCTCCCTAACCCCTCTTATTAATTTAAGGGGGGTTTTTCTTTGCTCATAATGTAATCAATCCACAGGTCGAACTCTTCACCATATAATTCTATTAATTCACAATCTTGACTGGTTAATTCTTCGTTACCTTGTAAATATTCAAGGAACTTCTGAAACAATTTAATCTTTTCATTCTGTAACATATTAAACTCCATAAGTTGCTTATATGTATTAAACGATTTAACCAGTAATATTGTCGAAAGTATTTGATATATAATTATAAAACGCCAGTACCCTCTTTATTTGATGTTAAAAGGACACGCCCACCCCCTCCCCATTGACCCTAAAAAATATTAAATTGATTTGTCAGAATGTTCTTTAATGGCGTGTATGTGTGCGAAATGTATTTGATTAATGCTATTGATGTATTGATTGATTTTTCTAGGTGCTTTTATTGGTGGAATTGTGCAAGGTTTAAAAAAGGAAGACTATGTAATTAATTAAAAGATTAATTAAGCATCAGGTAAAATGGCTAATTACAGCCATTATGGGGTACGCAAGCGACACTACCCCCCACCCACACCTACGTATACACAGATGCCAGATTTTTTCTAATTTTTAGTTAGTTGAGAATGAGTCGCAATAAGTTTTGCCTACTCTTAATAGGAGACATAAAAAAACCCCCAGTCAGAAACTGAGGGAGATTAAAAGCCTACCTATATATAGTATTAACCCCAGGAGGGTTAAGTCCATTGTACATGCAAATATGCATACTGTCAAGTAAAAATTTTTTTTTGTGTTGACAAAATGCAACATTGATTCTATAATAGGGTACATGAAGGGGGTTACCTCGAGAGGTAGTATATGTAACCCATCAAGAGCTTGCAAGCCATAGGAAGATGCAACGTTTTTCTCTACCTCTCCTCACCCTTCTGTAGGCATTTACTAATATAAGGAGATAAACAGTGGCAAGATACAAACCAGGTAAATCAGGTGTTGCGTCTAGAAAAATAAGAGAACTTAAAAAAGACATAAAATCTGAATCTGATAAAGATAGAATAAAAAAATTAGAAGAACAACTAGCTATACTGATGGCAATGAGAAATCAAGATATGGAGGGCGGTAAGTCAGTATCTGATGCGGATGTAAAAAGAATGAAGCGTTTACTACCTGCTAAACCACCAAAACGTTCAATAGGTGCCTCACCACCTAAAACCTATGATAGATACAGGTCACGAATGGAAGATTTAAATTTCAAGAGAAACCTTCCAGGTGCTGCCCCTACACGCAAAAAGGGCGGTGGTAAAGTTCATGGTGAGAAAAAGAAAAAAGACATGATGGGTGGTGGAAAAGCCTATGCATCCATGAATAAAAGATATGCCAATGGCGGTAAAATATATCCAAGAAAGGGGAATATATAATGAGTTTAAAAGATCATAGTGGTGATGGTAAGATTACCAGAAAAGATTATCTTATGCAAATAGGAGTTTTTGATAAACCTAAAAAAGATATGGGTCATGGCGGCAACGTATGTAAGACTAGAAAGAAAATGTCTTACGGTGGCAAAATGAAAAACTATACATCTGAAAACAAAAAGTATGGTGGAAGTGCTAACATGCCTAACCCAAGGAAACCTATGGGAACTATGTAATGGCTAGGAAGAAAGCCAAGTCCATACCTAAAACTACAAAAGGTAAGGGTGCTAATTACCGACCTACTAAGAAAGGTGCAGGTATGACAGCCAAGGGTGTAAGAGCCTACAGAAAGGCAAACCCTGGTTCTAAACTGAAGACAGCCGTAACTGGTAAAGTAAAGAAAGGTAGTAAGGCAGCAAAAAGACGTAAGTCTTATTGTGCAAGATCACTGGGACAACTGAAAAGAAGTTCTGCTAAAACAAGAAACAATCCTAATTCACGTATTAGGCAAGCTAGAAGAAGGTGGAAGTGCTAATGGAAAGAATACATAAAACAAATTTAAAAACTATTAAATATCCTCTAGTTAACATAAGAAAAGGTCTTCAAAAAAAATATAGAGGTACTGATTACAGACTTGACAGAACAAAAATGAAAGTTAGTTATAGGCGAGGTTCTTACAGAGGTGTAGAACATTTGTTACGTAGGTACAACTAATGGCAGCTAAAAAGAAAAAAACAAAGAAGAAGGGTCCTACACCTACAAATCCTAAACTATATGCTTCTGTAAAAGCAGCAGCTAAAAGAAAATTTAAGGTTTACCCTTCAGCATATGCAAATGCATGGCTAGTTAGAGAATATAAAAAACGTGGCGGAGGTTATAAGTGAGCCTAAAAGAATGGTTTGGCAAAGGACCGAAAGGCGATTGGGTAGATATAGGAGCCAAAAAGGTAGATGGTAAGTTTCAATCCTGCGGTAGAAAGTCTGCTAGAGGTTCTAAAAGAAAATATCCTAAGTGTGTTCCTAGAGCACAAGCAAATAGAATGTCTAAAAGCCAAAGGGCTAGTGCTGTAAGACGTAAGAGATCAAAAGCACAAGGAGTAGGAGGTAAGCCTACTAACGTTTCTACCTACGCTAAAAGGGGTGGAGTAATGAAATATATATCACAAAACAAAAGATACGCCAATGGCGGTAAGGTATATCCAAGATAATGTTAACACCACAACGTAAAAAATCACAAGAATTAACAGAGAAACAACAGAATTTTCTTGACGCATACTTTGCGGAAGGAGAAAAAACCTTTGGGAATATCACCCAAAGTCTATTGCAAGCAGGCTATTCGGAGTCCTCAAGGTCTTCAGTATCGAAAGCTATGCGACCTCACATTATAGACAGAGCAAAAGAGTTGCTAGCAACGACAACAGCTAATGCAGTAGGACAGATAAAGGATGCTTTATCAGGAACAACAGAAGAACCAATAGCTAGACAGAAACTTAGGTTTGAAGCAGCAACTGACATACTTGATAGATGTGGTATATCTAAACGACAAGAAGTAGTAACAGAAAACAAACACGTACATGCTGTTGTTTTGTTACCTGCAAAAAAAGCAGAAGAGTTAGAACTATCAGATGTAGAGGCTGAAGTACTTGGAAACACCTAAGAAAAAAGGAAGACCTAAACTCAAAGAAGGAGAGAAAGGTCGGTATAGATTATCAGCTAAAGAAAAGGCTCGTAGAGCTGCTCTAGCCCAGTTGCGGTATAGAGACAAGAAGATTAAGAAACATAAGAACCAACTATCGAGGCAGAAACAATTAAAGAAAGAAAAGATACAGAAGTTCAAACACCTCGACAAGGCGATAGAGGGAAAGGCTGCGATAACGGAAGATGTGCTTGCGGATGCACCAACTGCGTTTCAGGAGTTTGTTGCGGAACAGGAAGTTGCGTTCAAGCCGAATCCAGGTCCTCAGATGGAGTTCCTAGCAGCACCTGAACGTGATGTTCTTTATGGTGGTGCAGCAGGTGGAGGTAAATCATATGCCCTACTTGCAGATGCATTAAGATATGCCCACAATCCTAATCATAGAGGATTGCTTCTTAGAAGGACATTGGGCGAACTAACAGAGCTTATAGACAAAAGTAGGCAATTATATAAGAAGGCTTTCCCAGAAGCTATATTTAGAGAAAGTAAATCGACTTGGGTATTCCCATCAGGGGCTACGATTTTATTTTCATATTTAGATAGAGACACAGATGTTACAAGATATCAAGGACAAAGTTTTAACTGGATTGCAATCGATGAAATCACGCATTACCCAACTCCTTACGTATGGGAGTACCTTCGTTCAAGACTCCGTACTACGGATCAAAGCATTATACCGTACATGCGTTGCACAGCTAACCCAGGTGGAATGGGCGGTTGGTGGGTTAAAAAAATGTATATTGATGCTGCCGAGCCAAATACGCCTTTTTGGGCTAAAGATGTTGAATCAGGTGCTATCCTCAGATACGGAGCCTCAGCCCAAGAAAAAGCAGGAAAGCCCCTCTTCCAAAGAAGATTCATCCCTGCAAGATTAACGGATAACCCCTACCTTATAGCTTCAGGGGAATATGAGGCTATGTTGTATTCTCTACCAGAAGTAGAGAGAAGAAGATTATTAGAAGGAGACTGGGATGTCACAGATGGTGCAGCGTTTGCTGAGTTTGATCGTTCAGTACATGTTGTTGACCCCTTTGAGATTCCTAGGTCTTGGGCTCGTATTAGGGCTGCAGACTACGGTTACTCTAGTCCTTCTTGTGTTTTATGGGGTGCTGTCGATTATGATGGTAACCTATGGATATATAGAGAGCTTTACGGAAAAGGCTACACAGGAGAAGGGTTAGCAGAAAGGATTATGGAACTAGAGTATGATGATCCTACTATGCAAACAGCAGTATTAGACGAATCATGTTTTAGTAGAACAGGGCATGGTTTAAGTATAGCAGAGTCCATGAATAGGTTTAATCTAAGATGGATGGCTTCTAATAGAGACAGACTGGCAGGTAAGATAGAGATGCATAAACGTTTAGGTATGAATGACATGGGAGAACCTAGACTTAGAATATTTAATCACTGTAGCCAGTTGATAAGAACTTTACCTACACTACCTCTAAGTAAAACAAATCCAGAGGATGTAGATACAAAAGCAGAAGATCATGCTTACGATGCTTTAAGATATATGTGCATGACAAGATTAGTTAACAGCCCATACTATCATCCTAGGTTTAGAAAACCTAAAGAATTTGATAGGTATGAGGTGCAAGACCCTATATTTGGATACTAGATGGCAACTAAAACATACGGATATGAAACAATTAAATGGTCTAACTCAGACCAAAGTAATTGGTCTCCTTTGCAAAAAAAGCAATATAAAGCTATGCAAGACAACATAAAGAGTCTGCCTAAATCTAATGTAATTGAATCAGGCATGAATATGATAAGTGTTTCTAAAAAAAATGCCAGAGATTTTATAAGTGTCAATGCAGTTTTAGATGAACTAAAAAATATGGGAGATGATTATTATCTTTTAATGAAGATGCAATTACATACAGGAGCTAGAGTAGGTGATCTTAGTTCTTTAAAATTAAAAGAAATAGATTTTGACAAAAACTTAATATATATAGAAAGAGGCAAAGGTGAGGGAGGTTCAGGTAAAAAGAAAAGAATAGTGCCTATGTCTAAAACTATGAAGAAAGACTTAATGGAATTAGTAAAATTAAAAAAACTAAAACCTAATTCTTTGTTGTTTCCATCACCTACAGATATATCAAAACCTGTATCTGATAATGTAGTTTTAGGTAGGCTAGACAAAGTATTACAAAAAAGAGGACCCAACGGTGAAGCCTTGTTTGATATTAAAGTATGGAACAGAGAAAAAACTCATAAATTTAGAAAGGCTTGGGCTACTATGGCTATACAAGCAGGTCTTGATTCTAAATATGTTCAAGAAATATTAGGTCACAAGGATAACTTAATGAAAGTATTTTATGCTTCTGATGCTTTAAATCCTAGAAGTAGTATCATAAAACAATTTGACATACTTCCTGAACAAGCAGACATATTAGATACTCATTTAGATTTTCAAAGACAGTTTTATGAATATGATAGAACTTATCAAAAACATATAGAGATAGATGAAAACATAAAATTAATAAATAGAAAAAAAGAAATTGTAAATAAAAAAATAGTAGAGCAGAATATTAAACAAATAGATTTAAAAACAGACGAAGAGATTTCTAAGTTTACAAAAACGAGTAGGTACAAACAATCAGGTAAAAGTTTTAATCAAAAATTTGCTCCCAGTGTAGAGATACTATCTGTAGACGATCAGGTAGATAGACTAAAACAAATAGAATTAGGTGTAACTTCTGATAAATTAGATATAAAAGTACCTAAAGGTACAAAAGAACCTACTATAGGAAATTTTCCAGACTATTCTACAAAAGAAAAAATAGATAGAGCTAGGATGGGTAATTGGAACAAGGCTGCAATAGCTCAGGCAGTATTTGATAAAAAACAAACAGATGCTATTGATGATATGTATGATAGAGAATCTGAAACAAAAATTAAAAAGAATGTAATACTAGATGAAAATAATGCAACAAAAGCTGTAGAAGAATCTATAGATGCTTTAGATTTTAACAGATATAATAATAATGTTAAGAAAATGTTAGGTAATTTATTAGATGAAGCAGCTATATATAAATACAATGCAGGAGACATGTTAGATTGGGATTCTAGTAGTTGGGATAATAATAGTAAAGGTTTGTCTGAAATATTCTCAGGAACAAAATTTTTAGGTAATAAAGGTGCAGAATTAAAGTTAGATAAAAAAGTTGTAAATGATATATTTCTTACTTTAGAAGAAGTTTCTAGATTTGATTATTTAACAAAAAGAATAGTAGACCAATTAGATTATTTACAATATCCTCCTAATGTTGCTAACTCAGGTGCAGAAAGATTTAAATATCAAAAGGTAATGATAGAGGATGCTTTAGATAATTTTTTAAAAACTAAACAAGGTCAAAAATTTTCTGTAGGATATTCCAATCTTTCAGGTAGGGATTTAAATATAAGAGAAATAGTAGATAGAATTGCTATATCTATTCAGCCTATAGGTGATAATAAAGATTTTAGTCACATTAGTAGAGACTATCTTAAATCAGTGATTAATGATAACCCTGATGCTTTTCCTGAAGTTAGTGATAACTTAAAAAGAATATATCCAGAAGAAGTATTAAATAGAATGAGGCTTGAACCTTATTTACAATTTTTTAATGAACAGGGTATCATAGATGATGTAGTATTTTTTTCTGAACAAGAATTATTAAAAGATGGAGATTTAGAAACTCCACTAAAAGAAAAAATTAAATTTAAAAAAGATGGTACTGTAGATTTAAGAACATCTACACCTTTTGTTCCTGAAATACGATCTACTGGTTTTAATCAGGTGTTTCAGGCTGCTTACCCTGACCCAGATCAAATTGTAGTAGCAAAAGGAATAGAACGAACTGCAAAAAGGTCTGCTGTTATATTTAATGATATAGATGATGTAGAAGATACGACAGAGGGAGATTTTAAACAAACTATAAAAGGTGGATATAAACCTACAAATGAACATAAGTATGTAAAATTATTAAATACTACATTAAAAGGTTTTGGAAAAGGTGCAGCTTTTATAATTCCTTTTTATGGCACTAGTGCTAGAGCATCAGCTATTGGTCTTGAGGCTGCTATAGAATTAGGAACTAGAAGTTATTTTGCTGATATGAGCACTTTAGGTGAAGATGTTTTAGGTAAAGAACTTTTACCAACAGATGAATTAGGGTTTACTCCTAGTGCTGACCCTAAAGAAACAAGAACTTTTTTAGAAAAATCATCACCAGAAGTAGCAGCTAAATTAATAAGTAAAACAAAAGCACCTGAAAAAGAAGTAACTACTGGAGAAGTTTATAAAGAAAAAGCTAAAGATATAGGAAGAAGTTTTATTGCAGCAAGTGCTTTCGGTACAGGAAACCCAGATTTTTTTGCAGGCACAATGGAAGAATTAAGTGAATCTGAATTAGCAGGTGCTGCTCCAGATATTGCAAGAAGAACGTCAGATGAAGAAATAAGCAAATTTCTTCCTGAAAAAGAAGCTACCGTTCAAAGAAGAAGAGATGATGCACAAAGAATAGAAGATGAATATGGGGGCAAAATAATTAAAAAATTTATTAGAGACCCTAAAGCAGAAGAAATAAGAAATCAAATGAATAATTTAAATTTTATTAACCAACCAAAAGGAGAAGAAGATGCCACTATACGGTAAATACAAACAAGGTGACCTTGGCATGGAAGACGAAACAAAACTATCCAGAGAAAAAATGGAAAGTTGGGTTAAAACAAAGTATTCCCATGCAGAAGAATCATCTGTTAACGAAAAAAGCCTTTCAGGCAAGAATCAAGTAGATTCTAACTTTAATGCTTTAGCTGACCAAAAAGACTACTAAAATGGCTGAGATAGGTGAACTAATAGGCACTGGCGAACAGAAAGACATTACCGATGAGGAAATGGTCGGTTTAGCAGGCTACATAAGATCAAAGTATAAACAAGCAGAAGATGGTCGTTTAGCTGATGAACAGCGTTGGTTACGTGCTTACAAAAACTATAGAGGAACTTCAGAAGATAGTGAAGACTATAGGCAATCAGAACGTTCTAAAGTTACTGTTAAAATAACAAAAGTAAAAGTGCTTGCTGCTTTTGGGCAGCTAGTAGATATACTTTTCTCTAATGGTAAAGTTCCTATTGCTGTAGACCCTACTCCTGTGCCTGAAGGCATAGAAGAGTTTGTTCACCTAGAAACGCCAATAGATCAACAAGTAGACCCTTATGGGTATGAAGGGGATGGTAGAGACTTACCTGCAGGAGCTTTAGAAGCTACAGAACCAGAACAACAAGAATTAGAATTAGGTCCATATGGAAAAGATATGGCTGAAGCTAATCTTGCTGCAGGACCATCTAATATGGGAGAACCACAGCTATCTCCTGCTAAGGAAGCAGCTCGTAAAATGGAGAAACTAATCCATGACCAACTACTAGATGCTTCAGCAGTTTCCGAACTCAGAAAAGGTATTTTTGAACAGTGTCTGTTAGGCACAGGTATTGTTAAAGGACCATTTAACCACAACAAAGTAATACACAAATGGTCCAAGGATGATGATGGTACTAGATTTTATGACCCACAAGATAAGTTAGTACCTAGATTAAATGCTGTTTCTTGTTGGGATTTATATCCTGACCCTTCTGCTGTAAGCCTAGACGATGCAGAATATGTAGTAGAACGTCATAGAATGAACAGATCACAGCTACGTGACCTTGCTAATAGACCATTTTTTGACAAAGATGCTATAGAAGCATCACTATATATGGGCACACAGTACGAAGAAAGATACTTTGAGCATGATTTATATGCTGATAATGACCCTACATACAGTGAAGGTCGTTACGAAGTATTGGAATATTGGGGTGTTTTAGATGCTAAAATGGCTAAAGAAATACAATTAGACATACCAGAATCTACATCTGACCTAGATCAAGTACATATTAATGCTTGGATTTGTGGTAATGAGATATTAAGAGTAGTTCTTAACCCATTTGTGCCAGAAAGATTACCATATCAAGTTGTACCTTACGAAAAGAACCCATATAGATTTTTTGGTATAGGTGTAGCTGAGAATATGGAAGATGCACAGCTTCTTATGAATGGACATGTACGTATGGCTATTGATAACTTAGCATTAGCAGGTAATCTTATTTTTGAAGTAGACGAAAACATGATGGTTCCAGGACAGTCTATGGATATATACCCTGGAAAGATATTTAGAAGACAGTCAGGTGCTCCTGGTACAGGTATCACAGGAATTAAATTTCCAAGCACTGCTGTAGAAAATTTACAAATGTATGATAAAGCAAGACAACTTGCTGATGAAGAAACTGGTATACCAAGTATAAGTCACGGACAAACAGGTGTGACTGGTACTGGTCGTACTGCATCAGGATTATCTATGTTGATGGGTTCTGCCTCTTTAGGTATTAAAACCGTAATCAAAAACATAGATGACCACCTTCTAAGACCTCTAGGAGAAAGTATGTTCATGTGGAATATGCAGTTCTCAGAGGATGAAGAAGACATAATGGGTGATTTGGAGATCAAGCCTAAAGGTACATCGTCTGTAATGCAGAAAGAAGTAAGATCGCAAAGGTTAACAATGTTACTACAAACAGTAACTAATCCTATGCTTGCTCCTTTCGTTAAATTACCTACGTTGATTAAAGAGTTAGCTATAGCTCAGGACATGGACCCTGACGAATTAGTTAATGACATGAACGAAGCACAAATATTTGCTGAAATGCTGAAAGGATTGAACAATGGACAAACAACTGGCGAAGAGGCTCCTGCCCCTGGTGAACAACAAGGACCAATGGGAGGCACTGGAGGAGTTCCTGCAGGTGCAAACCCAAATGACCCATCAGGCGTTGGTGGTGGCACAGTCGGAACAGGAACTACGCCAACTCCAGGGGAAGGCGGCTTTACTGGCAACCCTCCTCCAGTTGAGGGAGTGGGTTAGAGCAGAATCTAAGAGGGATAATGGCTAAACTTAAAATTACAAACGAAAAAGAACTACAGGATAACATTAAAAGGTTAGAGGGTGGCTTTCGATCTGACGTACATATGGTTCCTACTACAATAGAGGGCACAGATGATACTGTAGATATTCCTCATATTGGTTATGGTTTTAAGATTGATAAAAAAGACTATGCTTCTTATAATCTTTTAGAAGATGGGACACAAGACCCTAATAAACCTGCATATGTAATGAGCAAAGATGTTGCAGAAAAACGTTTTTTAAAAGAATACAATAAAGCTCATACGGCTGCAAAAAAATTAGCCAAAGCAAAAAATATTACAGGGTTTGAAAAAATAGCTGCTTTTACTGATATAGCCTACAACATGGGAACTGAATGGTATTTAAAATTTCCTAGTGCTATGGAAGCTTTAGACAATGGAGATTACCTTGAATTTACTAAAGAACTACTTAGAGGACAAGATAGATATACAAAATCTAAATATGTAAAAGATGTAGGTATAGAAAGGGTTACTCAAAATACTTTACCGTTTGGTTATGACCATACTAAAGACTACAATAGTGGAGCTTTATATGAGTACCAATCTAATGTACCTGAAACTAAATCTTTTATGAATTTAGACACCAATATGTATATACAACCAGACATGTTAGGTGCAGATAGCTCTGTAGATAGATTTGGTTTTGTAAACCCTAATATAAATAAAGAAGGTCCAAATGCTAGGGTTAGAGGTAATGTTAATTTAGGATTTAGATCACCCCAAGGTTTTGTAAATATAGGAATGGATGATAAAAGAAATGTAAGAGGAGAAGGCGGTATATATACTCCTTATGGTACGTTTATAGCAGATACTCAAGAAAATTATTCTTATCAAGGAAATCCTTTTAGATTTGGTGATGCTAATGTTCGTTTAAGTGCTGACAATATACAAGGACCTAAATTAAATGTTAATAGAGGTCCATTAAATATAGAAGCTACAGAAGATTTTTTAAGAGCAAACTATAAAGATTTATCTGCTACGCTTACTGATGAAGAAATAACAGCTACATATAATTTAAATCCTAATGTTCTTTTATCTGGAAGGTATAGTAAAGATGGAGATTTTAATGTAGGTGTACAAGGAAGATGGAGATATCAAGAAGGCGGAGAAGTAGACAATCCTTTTGGTATAGGAGAAACAGAAATAAGGTTTTTTCCTCCCCCTGATGACGGAGATTTTTTTGTTAAACCTACTCAACCAAGCCTTACATCTAAAGTCTTACCTAATGAAACAGTACAACCTACAGGTTTTGTAGATAATATTCCTAGTGCAGATACAGTAGACACAACACAGGGTTTTTATTCTGTAAATCCTGCTCCTGGTGAAAGTGGTGCAGATTTTGAAAACAGAACTAGAACAGCTACTAATTTTCCTCGAAAAGAAGAACGAATTTCTTCTTTCAGACCACCAGAAGGTTATGTAAGCCCTAGAATATCTACTCCGTTTATGGGTGGTTCTGGTAAAGGCACTACATTAGATTATACAGATACTAGTGGTTTAACTAGCACAATAGATTTTCCTACAGATACAGGCTTAAGTGAAAGTGAAATAGCTGCACTAACAGTTTTAGGAACGGCAAGTGATGTAGCTGCAGGTGAAAGTGCTAAAGGAGTTACAGAAGTAAAACCTTTATTTAGTGTTAGTACATTTGACCCTAATAATCCTAGAGCTTCAGACAGTATATTTGATATAAGTGATTCTGTAGTAAAAACTGCATTTGAAACTTGGTATGGTGGGGGTAGACGATTTAATTTAAAAGATGGATTAGCTGTTATTGAAGGTGATGTTTTTAATATTAGTGATATAGTTGGTAAATATGACACTAAAGCTTTTAAAGACTTAAAAGGGGCAGTTATGAGAGACCCTGATACAGGTCAACCTTGGGCTAGTGATGATGAATTTAATGAGTGGTTAAAAGAACAAGAAGCAGAAGTAGATGTAACACAACTTTCTCCTGAAGGAAGTATACGAAATACTATAGCAAAATTAGGAGACACCCATTTATTTACCCTGCAAGATGGCACATACAGTGTAAAACTAAAAGACTTATATGATGAATTTACTGCAGCAATCCTAGTAGGTGCAGTTACTGGTGATGCAGGAAAAGCTGCTATTGCAGGTGGTACACAGTTTATTAAGACTGAAGTTATAGAGTCTTATGCTTTAAAGGCTGCAGAGGCAGCAGGAGGAGTAGGAACTGCAGCAGGTGATGCTATTGCTAAAAAATGGAGAGGTTTTGGTGGTGCTGCAACTTCTATAGCAGGCGTACTAGCTTTAGGCGGTGATGAAGAAGCTGCTCTTACTGCAGGTGTACAACACTTAGTTACAGAATATGGTGCTGAAGCTGTTGGTGAATTTATAGGAGGCGGTGAAGCACTAGGAGGAGCTACAATAGCTGCAGTAGTATCTTTTTTAAGAACTGGAGATGTAGAACAAGCAGCTATATCAGGAGCAACATCCTACTTATTCTCTGTAAATCCTGTATTAGGTATTGCAGCAATGGCTTTACAATTCTTAACAGCTAAAAAACCTTCATATAAATCAGGCTACGCTTCATTTGACTTTGATGAGTTTAAAATGAACACCTACTCACAGGGAGACTATGATCCTAGCAAAGCAAACCCATCTAATGTAGAGTTTTCTCAAAAATTACTAAACCCTATGATGCCTTACATACAAGAATTAGAAAAAACAACAGGTTTTGATTTTAAAGGTGACTTACAAATACATTATTCTCAAGGTAAAAAGGGTGCAGGAGTATATTATACTATAGGTAATAGAGATCAAGAAGGTTTATCTGCTAGAGAAATGTTTTTAAATAGATTAGACTATTATGATGGTAAAGATCAGTCTACACAAGACGGAGGTAAAGTTTATCGTAGGCATTTCCAAGCTACAAAAGAAGGTTTAGAGGCTTTATATGAAGCTTTGTATGCTGATTTAGCGTATATTGCTGAAAACAAAATTACAGATTTAACACATTATACAGGAGTAGTAAAATCTGCAGAAGAAGTACAGGCAGGTTTAAAAAACACTGGTTTTGACATGAGTAGCCTGTCTTTTATGCAAGATGGCGGAAAAATACTTGACAAAAATCAAAAAGTGTTGTATAATAGTAACCAAGCAAAGAATTACGGACTTGTCAATAAAAAAGGCAAAGCTCCACCGTCTGCAAGAGCAGATGACGTTCCAATGACTTTAAAAGAGGGAGATTTTGTACTCTCTCAGCCTGCAGTAGCCCTTTATGGTGAAGACACTATAAACAGAATGGTTCAAAGAGCAGCTAACGAAGCAGGCACAAATCTTAAATCTGGTGGTAAAGTACCAGTTAATGTACACAACGGTGAATACATTATACCTAAGAAATTAACAGAATATATAGGCTCCAATGTTCTAGAAAATATGAACAACAGGGGTCTTATGTCAGTTGGTGAAAGACCCAACACCTAATCGACAGCTACTTGCGAAAGCAACCCTGTCTCTTTAATAACTAATATGGGCTACCTGCAGCAACAGCCCCCATTGAGGTACAGATGAACGAAGAAAACCAAAAGGAAAAAGAAGACCTAGAACCAGTTCCATATCAAGGAGCTTACAGGCAAGAACTAGATGATGAACCAGAAGCGGACACCACAGAAGAGGATACTCAGCAAGAGGCTACTCCGCAGGCAAAAACAGAAACTAGTTTTGTAGAGAAGACCGAATCAACAGAACCTGAACATGACTATAAAAAAAGGTATGATGATTTAAAAAGGCACTATGACGCTAAAATAGAAGAGTTTAAAGGAAAAGAACAAGAACTTTTAAGCTTAGCAAAACAAGCATCAGATGGTGGTATTAATTACAAGCCACCTAAAACTCCTGAAGAACTAGAAAAGTTTAAACAGGAATATCCAGATGTTTATAACGTTATAGAAACGGTGGCATATTCTCAAGCAGATAATAAAACTAAATCTCTGCAGTCAGAAGTTGAAGAACTTAAGAAAGAAAGAGTACAGCTAACTAAACAGAAAGCTGAACAAGAACTTTTAAGATTACATCCAGACTTTATGACTATTAAATCAGATGAAGATTTTATTAACTGGTTAGAAGAACAACCACCATCCATTGCAGATGGAGTTCTTAAGAATAACACAGATGCAAAATGGGCTTCTAGGGTACTAGACTTGTATAAAGCCGATAAAGGTATTAATCGTACATCAAAACGGAAGGACACTTCTGCTGCTGAATACGTTCCAACTAAAAAGAAAGCGGAACCTAGTAAAGGCAAGAAAGAGTGGACTTCTGAGGAAATCAGACGGATGAAACCTCACGAATTTGAAAAGTACGAAAAAGAGATCGACTTAGCAAGAAGAGAGGGCAGAATCCGTTAGTTTATTAACTTTTTAACTAACAAAGGATATAGATTATGGCTATCTCAAGTTCAGCAGGTTATACTAACTTGCCTTCAGGTAATTTTTTACCTGAGATTTACAGTCAAAAAGTTCTTAAATTCTTCCGTAAAGCTTCAGTTGTTGAGGATATTACCAACACTGACTATACAGGAGAAATTGAAAACTTTGGCGATACTGTAAGAATAATAAAAGAACCAACAATCTCTGTCTCTTCATATGCAAGAGGTGCTGCAGTTAATACGCAAGACCTAGCAGATGATGAAATTCAATTAACTATTGACAAAGCTAACGCATTTGCTTTTAAAGTAGACGATATTGAAGAAAGACAAGGACACATTAATTTTGAAACATTAGCAACGTCAGCAGGTGCATATGCACTTAAAGACAGCTATGATTCAGAGGTTCTCTCAAACATCGCTTCAAGTGTTACTTCAGCTAACACATATGGTGCGGACCACGCAACAAACTCAATCGACACTGGTTTTGATACTGGTGAAGTTGACCCTATTAACGTACTTGCTAGACTAGGAAGACTCCTAGACGACCAAAACGTTCCTACGGACAACCGTTGGGCTGTAGCTGCTCCGATTTTCTTTGAACAACTACAACAAACAAGCTCAAAATTAGTCGATGCTAACTTCTTAAACGAAGGTAGTTCACAAATTAGAAATGGCTTAGTAGTTCCACAACTAGTAAACGGCTTTAGACTTTATAAGTCAAACAATATGCCTTCTGCTAGTACTTCTGACGTTTATCAAGTGTTAGCAGGACACCAAGGTGGTGTATCTACTGCTTCACAAATTGCTAAAACTGAAGTTGTAAGGGACACTGAATCTTTCGCTGATATTGTTCGAGGCTTACATGTATATGGAAGAAAAGTTCTAAGAACTGAATCCATTGCAAAAGCCTTCGTTAAAATAGATTAGAAGGAGGATAACTAATGGCTACTTTAACTAAAACAGGCGGTACAGGCACTACAGGTCACGTTGCAGGTAATGGTGTCGCTAAAGTTTATGTGCAAACAACTATTATTGATGGAACATCAACTGCTTTAACAAGTGGTGATGTTTACCAAGCAATTAATATTCCTGCTAACACAGTGGTATTAAATGCAGGCATTGATAAAATAACAGCAGGTACTGGAACAGGTACACTTGCATTAGGAGACGGTACAGTAACTTATGTTGCTGCTGCTGTTCAAACTTCTGCAGGTTCCATGACTTCTGGTGATGCTGTTGGGGAAATGTTTGTACCATATCCTACAGCAGACACACTTGATGTGACTGTTGCTACTGCAGACGTTAACTCTAAAGTCCGAGTATGGGCTTTAATGGCTGACTGTGAAGGTCCAGTCGGTGATGACGCTACAGGCGATACATACGCTTAACAATCAACTAAGGTGGGGGGTTAATTCTCCCCACTTTTTACAGGACATACGATGAAAAACATATTTATAATAGTTTTATTAGGTTTCAGCATCACAGGATGTGCAGCAAGTGCAATCAATCTGTCTGCAGATATACCTAAAGAGCAAGAAGTAATAATTTCAATAGAAACTAAAAAATCAAACGATTAAGATGAACAATACGTTTATTACTGCAGGTGCAGCACCTTCTGATACAAATAGGACAGATATATATGAGTGTCCTAGTAATTTTAAAGGTGTAGTAAAGTTTATAAACGTAGCAAACGTAAATGCATCAAGCAAGACAGCTAAGATAGAATACTACGATTCATCCGCTACTACATACTATGCCTTATCAGGTGCAACATCTATAGCAGGAGAAGGCTTTACAAATTGGATAGATACAACTTTAGTATTAGAAGCAGGAGACAAGGTAACAGTTACTGCAGGGACAGCAAGCACAATACATGCAGTAGTAGGTGTAGAATTAATTTATAATCCATTAACAACGTAGGCAAAACATGGCATCATTTCTTTCATTAGTAAACAAAGTATTAGTAGAATTAAACGAACCTGAGCTTTCTACTTCTGCAGACCTATCTTCGGCAGCAGCTACTGTAGGCATACAAAATACAGTAAAAGAAAACATAAATAAATCTATAAGAGACATCGCTACTTCTGAGGTAGAATGGTCTTATTTAATAGCTTCAGGCACATCTGCACTAACAGCAGGAATATCAGAATATACAGCACCGACAGCAGCTAATACAATAGATTGGGATAGTTTTATCCTACTACCTACAGAACTTATAACTAATGGTGAATTTACAAGTAATATAACTAATTGGACAGAATCAAGTTCTGGTACTGGTTCAGCAACATATTCCTCAGGTTCATTATCTTTAGCAGCAGGTTCAGGAACATCTGCAGTTTATCAAGCAGTCTCTTTAACTAGAGGTAGGCAATACATGGTATCATTTGCTATGAAAAATGCTAGTGAATCTGGTACAGCTATTAGTCCTAGCCTTGATGTTTCTGTAGGTACAAGTGCATTAGCTACTGACGTAGTGACAGGCACATATACATCTGCAGGTGGATCAAATGATGAAGGTGATTTAAGTTATCATAACTTTACTTTTGACGCATCTGCTACACAACATTTTTTAACAATAAAAAATTCTACAGCATCTTCTACAGTGCTTGTAGATAACGTAAGCGTAAAAGAAAATTTTCATCCTAAAAGCTTAAAATATTTAAATGAGGATGAGTGGAGACAACGTGTTGCGAGTACTGATAAACACCAAAACCCAGACCATTTTGCAGAGCCTGATTGTGTATACAGGACTACTAGTTCTGCTACAGCACTTACGTTTGGGGTATCACCTGTTCCAGATAAAAGTTCTTATACAGTGGAGTATGATTATTATACTGCCCCTACAGACTTATCTGGTTCAGATGACACGCCTAGCTTACCAACTCGTTACCACGACCTTATAGTAAAAAGGGCAGCTTACTATACTTTACTTACACGTTCTGACCCACAATTAGCACAAGTATACTTACAAGAGTATAGTTTTGGCTTACAAAGAATGAGAACCGATTTGCTTAACCGTAAAAACTACATGTTTGCAGTATAATGGCAGATATGTTGAACCCATATGTAGTTAATCTTAAAGGAGGTTTAGTTCTTAATAAATCTCAATTTGAAATGGAACCTGGCGAAGCTATGGAATTAACAAACTTTGAACCTGATATTGGTGGTGGATATAGGCGTATTTCAGGTTTTGAAAAATTTAATACTAATGTTGTAACGTCTGGCAGCACTTCAGGTGCTATACTTATGGTTGCTGTATTTGAAGACCAAGTAATAGCTGCTAGGGGCACTGAAGTATTTAAAATTTCTTCAGGTTCAAGTTCTGTAACACAAATAGACTCTGGCAGAACTAGTGCAGGTAGATATGATTTTGATATTTATAATATGAGTGGTACAGAAAAAATAATATGGGCTGATGGTGCTAATAATGCATCCTCTTACGACAATAGTTCAGTAACAGACATTAGTGGTACAGGAGCACCTGCCAATCCTAAGTTTGTAAAAATATTTAAAAACCATGCCTTCTATGCAGGTATGTCTGCTACACGACAAAAAATAATATTTTCTGCCCCATATGCAGAAGGTGATTTTAGTGCTGCCAAAGGTGCAGGTTCTATATCAGTAACTAGTGATATAGTAGGATTAAAAGTATTTAGAGAACAGCTTTACATATTTTGTACTAATGCAATATTTAGGCTAGTAGGAAATAGCATAGCAGATTTTCAAATGCAACCAGTAACAACTAATGTAGGTTGTGTTGCTTCACAAAGCATACAAGAAGTAGGTGGTGATATTATTTTTCTATCTGCCGATGGTTTAAGAACTATTGCAGGTACAGAAAAAATTGGTGACGTAGAACTTGGTGTTATATCTAGAAATGTACAAAGAAGGTTTACATCTTTAAATTTAGGTACGGCAGCATCTACTATAGTTTCTGTTGTAGTAAAAGCTAAAACACAATACCGAATATTTTTTTCTGAAGCTAGCGATGAGGCAGATTCTACAGGAATTATAGCAGTATTTAAAGGTGACAGATGGGAATATTCAGATATAAAAGGAATAAAACCTAATTGTGCCGATAGTGGATATATTAATAATGTTGAGTTTGTAATACATGGAGGGCATGATGGTTACATATACAAACAAGAATCAGGAAATACATTTACTAACGCTGGAGACGATTCTTTAAGTATTCAGGCACGTTTCAAATCAGCCCACTTAACTATGGGTGATCCTGGAATTAGAAAAAGATTACATAGAGCTATAATAAATTACAGACCAGAAGGATCATTAGCTACTAATTTAGGCTTAGAATACGATTTTGGTTCCTCTGATACCCCAAATCCATCAAGTATTCCTTTTGAAGGCACTGCAGATTTAGCTTTATATGGTACATCGACATATGGTGGTTCAATATATGGCGGTGCAGAATTTGTTTTAATTAGGCAACCCATAACAGGTTCAGGATTTGCGGTAGCAGTACAGTTTACAGAAAAGTCTGATGAAACCTCAGCACCCTATTCATTAAGAGGGTTTAGTTTAGAATTTGCAGCAGCAGGTAGGAGATAAGCAATGGCAGTTTATTCAGCAAGACAATCGAGTTATACTACAGGAGATACGATAACAGCAGCTCATACTAATAATGAGTTTAATGCTATTTTAGCAGCTTTTAATGTATCTACTGGGCATACTCATGATGGTAGTACAGCAGGAGATGGCGGACCCCTCTCAACATTATTTAGTAATACTATTAGTATGGGTACAGGTGCAGATACTGATATAGCTGTTACATTTAATGCTAATTCAAATGATGGTGTTATAACTTGGATGGAAGATGAAGATTACTTTCAATTTTCTGATGATCTACTATTAAGCACTACAGAAAAAATACAATTTAGAGATACTGCAATATATATTAATTCTTCTACGGATGGACAATTAGATTTAGTTGCTGATACAGAAATACAAATAGCTGCTACTACCATTGATATGAATGGTGCTGTTGATGTGTCTGGAACTTTAAGTTTTGGGTCTTTATCTGATGGTTCAGTAACTATTACAGATATAGCCGATGAAGATAATATGTCTTCTAATTCTGCTACTAAACTTGCTACACAACAATCAATTAAAGCTTATGTAGATTCACAAGTAACAGCTCAAGATTTAGATTTTCAAGGAGATTCAGGCGGAGCTTTAAGTATTGATTTAGATAGTGAATCTCTTACTATTGCAGGAGGTACTGGTGTAACAACAACAGGTTCTTCTAATACTGTAACTATAGCAGTAGATGCAGCACAAACAGGTATTACTTCTTTACTAGCAACCGATATCAAAATTGGTGAAGACGATCAAACAAAAATAGATTTTGAAACTGCTAACGAAATACATTTTTATGCTAATAATACAGAACAAGTATACTTAGCTGATAATATATTTGGTCCACAATCAGATAGTGATGTTGATCTAGGCACAACAGGTGTTAGATGGAAAGATGCTTATATAGATACAATTACTACTACAGGTAATGTTACTGTAGGAGGTGATCTTACCATATCTGGTGATGATCTTACTATGGCTACAAACACTGCAGGTCATTTACTTATTGCTGATGGTACTAATTATAATCCTACTGCTGTTGGAGATTTATCTGAAATAAGTACTATTGCTAATGATGATGTTTTATTAGCTGTAGATACTTCTGGTGGTGGGTTAAAAAAAGTAGCTAGGTCTACTTTAGTAGCAGGTCTTGCTACATCAGGTGCTATCTCTAATGTTGTAGAAGACTCTACTCCACAACTAGGTGGTAATTTAGATGTAAATGGTAATGCTTTAGTTTCTACATCTAACGGTAATATAGCCCTTACACCAAATGGTACTGGTGTTGTACAAATAGATGGTTCTAGTGGAGTTGATATACAATCAGGTTCTATATCAATTAAAAACTCTGGTGCTCAATCTTATGTAAGATTTTATTGTGAAACAAGTAATGCTCACTACACACAATTACAATCTGCAGCACACTCAGATTACTCAGGTAATGTTACTTTAACTTTACCGCCTACTACAGATACTTTAGTTGGTAAAGCAACAACAGATACTTTAACAAACAAAACATTAACAACTCCTATAATAGCAGAAATAGATTCTGGCGGTGATTTAACTTTAGATGCTACAACAGATATTATATTAGATGCAGATGGAGGAGACATATTCTTTAAAGATGGAGGCACAACATTTGGTAGTGCAACTAATACTTCAGGTAACTTAATTATTAAATCAGGTACTACAACTGCTTTAACATTTGATGGTGCTAATGTTGCGGTGGCAGGTGATCTTACTGTTAATGGTACTACAACAACTGTAAACTCTACTACAGTAACTATAGATGATCCTATCTTTACATTAGGTGGAGATTCTGCTCCAGGCTCTGATGATAATAAAGATAGAGGTATTGAGTTTAGGTATCATACAGGCTCTGCTGCTAAAGTAGGTTTCTTTGGTTATGACGATTCTGCTAGCGTATTTACATTTATACCAGATGCTACAAACTCTTCAGAAGTATTTAGTGGTACAGCAGGTAATGTAGCTTTTGGTAACATTGCAGGTACATTAACAACTGCTGCTCAAACAAATATTACTTCAGTAGGTGATTTAGATGGTGGTTCTATTACTTCAGGATTTGGTGCTATTGACAATGGTACTTCTGGAATTAGAACAAATACATTTACAGCAGAAACTTCTGTTGTGCCTGACGCTTCAGGTGGTGCTGATTTAGGTAGCACATCGCTTGAGTGGGGTGACTTATATATTGCAGATGATAAGAAAATTTATCTTGGTTCAGATCAAGATATAAGTATTGAATATGATGAAGATGGTAATGATACTACAGCAGTTGTAGCTGCAGGTGGTATAAGCATGGCACCTCATGGTACCAGTGCAGGAAATGGTACAGAATTAAGATTTCAAGAACTAGCAGCTAATGGTGCAAACTATGTAGGGTTTAAAGCTCCAGATGCTATATCATCTAATGAAGTGTGGGTATTACCTAATGCAGATGGTTCAGATGGGCAGGCTTTAAAAACAGATGGCTCTAATACTTTAAGTTGGGGTAGTGTTGGATTTTTAAATGTGCCTAATGTAGGGTCTAAAAGTGGTAGTTATACATTAGCTACAGGAGATGTAGGTAAATTTGTTCAAGCACAAGCTGGTATAACAATTCCAAATAGTACGTTTAGTGAAGGAGATGTTGTTTCAATATACAATGATTCCTCAGGAGACATAACTATAACTTGTAGTATTACTACCGCTTATATTTCTGGAACAAATACAGACAAAAGCAGTGTAACGCTTGCTACTAGAGGAATAGCAACTGTTTTATTTGTAAGTGGAACAGTTTGCGTAATAACAGGTAATGTAAGTTAGGAGAGTTTTATGAGTGGTATAACACAAATGGTATTAGGTACTTTTTCTGGTGCAGCAGCTCCAGGTCAAGTAGTTTTTTCAGGTAAGAGTGGTAGCACATCATGGCAAGTGCCAGCAGGCGTATCAAGCATCTGTGTAGTAGCAGTAGGAGAAGGTGGTGGAAATACATATAAATTCTCTAATCAGGTGACTCCTGGAATGGGAGGGGGTGGGGCAGCTTTAGCTTATAAAAATAATATTGCTGTAGCTGCTGGTCAGAGTGTATCTATAGAATTTGATTCTGATAACTCAAGTGGTAGTGGGGCTCATCAAGGTGTAGTTGTAAGCTATGGTGGAAGTGTTCAAGTTGCTGCAGAAAAAGGTTCTCCTGGTGGAAGTTTTGATAATACTGGAGGTAATTCAAATTATTCTGTAGGTGATGCTAAATATAGTGGTGGTAATGGTGCTAATAATGGGCATGGTGGAGGCGGTGCTCCTGCTGGCTACGATAGTGATGGACCAGGACCAGGAACTTCAACTAATGGTGCTGGAAATGCAGGTCTAGGAGGTTCTGGAGGTTCTGGTGGTAATGGTGCTGCTTATGGTAATTACGGAAGTGCAGGCGGTGGGACTGGTCTTACAGGTAAAGGTAGTAATGGTACTGCTGGTGGGTCCTCTGGTACTACAGGCGGAGGCGGAGGCTCTGGAGGTACTGATGGTGAAGCAGGAGGTAGTTACAGTACTATTTCTACTAGTTTTGGTAATCGAACAGGAGATGGAGGAGACTACGGCGGTGGCTGTGCTGGGTCTGGAGCTGCTTATGCTTATGGTCCTAGCCCTAACGTAGGGTATGGAGGAAATGCAGGTGTAAGAATTATATGGGGGGCTGGAAGGTCATACCCATCAACAAATACGGCTGACCAATAAATGAAACATTATGTAAAAGTAAAAAATGGAGAAGTTGTAGATAATTCTCTTTACAGACAAGATAACTTAGAACAATGTTACCCTGGTGAAGATTTATTAAATTTAGGTTTTGAAGAGGTAGAATTGGAATCAGCACCCTCTTTAGGAATTTATGAAGAAAAACTTCCTCCTGTAGTAGAAAGAAGAAATGGTAAATTGTACCATACTCCTAAAAAGAGACAAATACCAGAAGGTCCTGAAAAAGAAAAAATTAAAAATAGAATGAAAACTGTATGGGAAGAATCCAAAATTTTAGAAATAGAGTTTGCACAAGATAGGATAGACAATGGTGATCCTGATAACAGAGAAGGGTGGGAACAAAGGCTTATTGATTTAAATAATGCTACTTTAGATTATGACGATCCTGGTTTTCCACAGTTACCAGAATCTTTAAAAAATTATAGAGGAGAAGATTTATAATGCCAACAAAACCTACAACCGCAACCGTAAACCAAAAGATAGACGATCATGTAGATGCTTGTACAAGTAGGTATGAGGCAATAGATAAAAGACTGTACAGAATAGAAGCTATACTTATAGGGGCTAGCGTTTCTGTAATAGGGTTACTACTTAAAATAATTATAGGCTAGAGGGAAGAAAGATGCCAAAAAAACCATTGACAGATAAAGAAATACAAAACAGGCTAGAGGCTTTGGAAAGAAAAGGTATGTTTCCTGGCGGTACTGTGGGAGATATTCTTCCTGCAGGTTTTGACTACACTCAAATACCTGGATATACACCCCCTAATTTTACAGTAAACACTCCTGGAAGTATATCTCCTGAATTTATTAATACTCAAGGGCAAGTATCTACCGCAATGGACACAGGTGTTGGTGCTCAGGG